TCATAAATCTATAATTAAGTTCACCATCACCACCTGTGGTGCCTGCAGATTGTGGTTGTGCACCACCTCCGCCACCACCAGAACCTCTAGTTCCAGCAGTGCCCGAACCACCAGCAGGAGCACCTGTTCCACCTGATACAGCACCTGGACCAGCATAAGAAGCTCCACCTGTACCACCAGCGATTTGACAATTATCTCCACTACAGTTACCTGGATTAGTTCCTTGATTACCTGATCCATTAGAATTAAATGTTCCAACAGGGCCAGAATTAAATGTTGTTATGTTAAGACCATCAACAGTAGTGCCTGTAGTTAAAACAGTTCCTGAAATAGTTGCTGTTCCAACAGCTCCTAAATAATTATTACGAGGTGGTCCTTGATCTCCTCCCCCTGAAGCATAACTACCACCTCCACCAGTTAATGAAAATAATGATCCTGAACTTGATCCTGTGATACTCGTAGTTCCACCAGTTGTGGCTGTTGAATTATATCCACCACCAGTACCTGCACCACCAGTACCTGCAGTTACAGTTAAGGTTTCTCCTCCAGTAACACTAAAAACTTTATCGGAAATATATCCACCAGATGAACCACCTCCACCAGCAGATTCTACACCAGCTTTATCGTATTCGGCTCCTCCAACTCCGCCGCCACCTCCACCTACAGCGTACTGCACATGAATAGCATTAGCATTTGCTGGAACAGATACAGAACCAACTGTAGTTTGATAACCCGTAGTATCGAATAAAGTAAAAGCAGTTCTCCATGAACCACCATCTTTTACATAAGCATTAATTATTGTTTTATTAGTAAAAGAAGTAGAATCTCGAACGTAAAGTTGAGTTCCAGCAGAAGAACTTATCTCCCGCCAAGTACCGCCATCTTTAACATAAATCGGCATAGTGCATTATGTATATTTGTACCAAATATCTCCATCAGATCCACCACTTGGTGAGGATGTACTTACTGTTCTTGCACCATTAGCATTTGTTCCTGCAGTAGCAGAAATAAAAGCTTGTACATCACTACCTATTGCAACACCTAGATTTGTTCTAGAAGTGCCTGCAGCAGCAACATCACTAAGGTTATCTGCTTCTTGCAATACGCCAGTAACAGCAGTACCTGAAAATTTATATTTGATAGATTCATAAGTTGCCATATTATTTCTCCGTTAGTTTCCAACCGTAAGTTGCTCCTGAGTATACTAAACTAAAAGCTGCATCTTCGGTTGCTACAGTTAAATCTGCTGTAGCTCCATTAATCTTTAAACTGTTTCTTCCGATTGTTAAATTGTTTGTATCAAATGTACTTGCTAAATCTACAAATCTTACCTCATCTCCTGTAGCAGGAGCTGCTGGTAAAGTAATTGTAAATGGCCCACCAGTTGTATTAGCAAAGATTTTATCTCCACTTAAAGCTGTATATGTAGTTGTTTTAGTAACCCATGTACCGCCCGATGTTTGGAGTTCATACCAATTAGTACCATCAGTGGCTAGGAAAACACTTGTTTCAGGATTAATTACATAAGTATTACCTGAAGCACCTAGTCTAGCTGTAACTGTGTAGGTTGTAGCTGCATTTCGTAAAAAATATAATTTTTCTTTTGCTGTAAATTGTACGATGTGATTAGCTGCTGCATTTGTAAATATAATAGCTGCTTGTCTATTTTCATTATCAGCTTGAGTCTGTGGTCCATCAGTAGCTGTTAAAACTGTCGTGGTTCCAGATGATATATTCTTTGTATATACACCAGCAATTGACTGTTCTAATGATTGTGAAAAATTGTTATTGGTTGTTGTCCCCCAAGCATTTGCTTGATCTCCTATTCCAATTAACTCAATTTGTAGTCTATTTGAATATGTTGACATAATTTACCTACGCTGCATCTCGCCATGTATTTGTAGCAGAATCATCAACGATTGTCCAAGTATTTGTGGCTGTGTCAGGAACCACTTGCCATGCATATACTCCTGAGTCGCCTAATGTTAAAGTCATACTTTGACCATTAACTTCTACAATTGTATTGGTAATTGGTACTACTGTGCCGAGAGCCGTGTTGACTGTTTGACCAGTAGGTAAAACTGTTGCTGCGGCATTTATAATAGATGCACCAAGCGATGCTGTTATTGACTGTCCAGTGACCGCTGCTACACTTGTTGTAACTACACTTACCGTTCCTGTCGCTGATGTTAAAGCCTGTCCTGTTACAACAGGAGTTGTAAGAGCTTCAACACTAACTGTTCCGGTAGCCGTGGACATTGATTGTCCAGTTAAAGTTCCTGTATTAGCTGTTGCTACTACAGTTTCCTCACCTAAGAATAAATCTAAATCAGGTTCAGACGAAGCATCAATTGATACTTGTCCACCTGCTGTTACAGCAAATGTTCCTGTAACAAAGTTTAATCCAAAACCACTAACAGATACTGTTGGGTTTGCTGTTTCTGAAACAGTTACACTTCCTAATGCTGATGTTATTTCCTCTCCTGTTACTGCAGCAACAGAAGTTGTTACAACAGTTTCATTACCTAAAGTAACAGTTAAATCTTGCCCTGTTTCAACAACAGTAGTTCCTGCACCAACAGTCTCGGCTCCTAAACCTACTGTTAATGCTTGACCTGTAACAACGGCAATAGCATCCTGTTTACCTAATGATGATAACGGTCCTTCTGAAAAGGCTAAAATACCTAGAGTCATAAGACTCTATTTTAACTATAAAAAGTGATTTAGTCTACTGTGCTTTTTTATAATATGCAGGTAATCCAAGCATTGGTCTACCATCAAAAGCATTACTTTCTTGAAACTGACCTTGCTTATTATTATAATGTAAAAATACTTGACCACAGTCTTGACCTTCAAAAGACTCACGCCAATGCTCAAGATCACATCCACTATAAACCAACATATCACCTGGTTTTAATATAACTTTTTTACCTTTATTACCAAACCCTTCTGTGGGATCTAAATATATAGGCCATTCATCTCCGCCAAGATTTAATGTGCATGATATTTCACAAGAAGGTCTATCCTTATGTCTATGTAATATATCACCATATTTATATATTCTTGCATAAGTATATGTAGGAACTAAATTCATTTTTGTTACAGCCATCATTTTAGGTCTTACTCGAACCATTAATGTCTCCATAACAAGATCTGCATAATGAGAATAGGTGTCAGGTATTTGTTCATCTTTCCATGTTCCCCAACTATTATCAAAAGGAGATATATACCGTGTATCTTGTAAATGTTTTGCTACTTGTCTTTTATTTAAAAAATAAGCATAACAAAAACTAGCTACGTCTTTTGATATTGCTTTTTTTACAACTTCATATTTATCTTTTTCAAAACTCATTTTTTCTCCTCTGTTTTTATAAAACTATTATGTATAGCCTGTATATTAAAATGTATAAAACGAAATGCTTGATTAGGTCCACCAACAGAATATTGATGTGTAACATATGCAGGCATAATAATTAATGTTCCTGGCGTAGGTTTCCAGTGAGCTTCATTTGTAGCATAAGTAATTTGCGAAATATCTTTTTGTGGTAAAGCTGATAACAAAGCAGCGGGCCGTGGGTCATGAATAACTGGTACCGGTCCATCCTCATCTCTCTTTAAATACAAAAAACCTGATACATGATTATTAGGATGTACGTGTGAGTTGTGATGACCACCCCCATCTTTAGGAAATTCTTGAACCCAACATTCGGTAAATACACAAGTATGATTTGATAAATCAAAACCCATACCATCTAAAAATTCCCATGAACGTTGACCAATATGATCAATATAAATTTTTAATTCTGGATCACCTGCAATAGGATAAGAATGAGCAACTTCTCCAAAATCAGATTTTTTCTTTTTAACTCTTGCTTTAAAATCTTTTGTATTTTTAATTGCCTTTAAATGTTTTTCACATTTTTTATTTATATCATCTACCCAATGAGGTAAATTTTCCATGTAAACAGGGGTTTTAAAATACTCGTCAAATTGCATCATACAAATGGTCTTCCTTGATGCCAATTAACTAATGAATATCTAGTACCTGATGTAACAGGTTTGACACGATGCCATACAAAAGATGGAAAAATTGTAACTGAACCTTTTATTCTTGCAGCTTTAATTATATGAATATCTTCTTTTTCAGGAGTATTAAAATTAATTTCAAAATCACCACCTTCATATTCACTACCATCTACTAAAGCCACAGTCATAGATAATTTTCTAATTTTACCATTTTGATTTACTCTTGGTCCACTATCAGTGTGCCAATCATAATGTTGTTTTTTTGATCCTACGTATTTTGTAAATTGACATGACTCAGACCAATCCCAATGATAGTTCCAACCAGCAGCTTGATTTGCTTCGTGTACTAAAGGATGTAGTTCACGGTAAATCCAAACGGGATCCATCCATACAACATTTGATTTTCTTTTTTCTTCTAATTGTTTTTGTTGATTTGGTGTCATGTTACTTGGATCATATCCAGAAGTAACACCTGTCTCTTCTTTTAATACTTTACCATATGAAATAATATCATCACAAATTCGTGATGGTAAAGCACCTTGAAAACACCAATAATAATTTTCTAATTCCATTCTATTTTCTTTCTTCTTTTTATACTTTTTTAAAAAGTATGTAAATTAGTTTTGATACTTATATCTTATAATAACTGTTCCTGATCCACCATTTCCACCACTACCAGTCGCATAAGGAGTGCCAAAAAAACTACCTCCTCCACCGCCACCACCAGTGTTAGCTGTGCCTGCTGTTCCTCCATTAGCACCAGATGATGGAGCATTACCGCCTGCACCTCCACCACCATTTCCACCACTACCAGCACCTGTAGGAGTTCCTGGATAACCAGGTCCTGAAGAATGTCCGCCTCCTCCGCCACCAGCTCTAGTAACAGGAGAACCTGTTATAGAAGTAGCAACTCCACCCGCTCCTCCTGCTGCTGCGGTTGGTCTACCTGCATCACCAGTGCCACCTGCACCGCCTCCGCCTCCTGCACCGTAACCGTTTCCTGCGTTAACTCCAACACCTCCAGAATTACCTTGAGGGGGACTAACGGGAGGAGTATTACCTGAACCAGCTGTAGAAAGACAGTAACTACCACCACCACCAGATCCACCATTACCTGCACTACCAGGAGGTGTGCCGTTTGAAGTTGAACCACGACCTCCGCCAGCAGAGCTTACAGTAGAAAAAGTTGAAGTTCCACCAGCTGTACCAACGCCACCAATATTAGCACCGCTGCCACCAGAAACGCCAGTGCCACCGCCACCTACTGTAATTGGGTATGCTTGAACCGATAAAGTAAGACCACTTGTAGCAGCTAAAGGAGATCTTGCAGGATAGTAAGGATCACCTGGGACAGCCCCTTCACGGAAGCCACCAGCTCCACCTCCACCACCACGACCACTAGCTCCTGCTCCACCTCCTGCAACTACAGTGTATGAAGCTGATGCTCCACCACCGTCAGAGTTGCCAACAGCTGAAACGGTAAAGGTTCCTGTGCCAGTAAAAGTATGAATTTTGTAATCACCACTTGTTGTTTCTGTTCCTCCAGAAGCAACAATATATGCAGCTTGTGATCCACCTTGATCAGCTACTGATGTAATTATCCAACCTTGTGTTGAATCAACATAAACAATTTGTAATGCCTCTCTATCTCTATCAAAAGTAGCATCAGAAGTAATTCCTTGTATTTTTTCTGAACCATTAGCTGATACAGTTGCATTATTTGAATCCCATGTGCCTGCATAATCAGCAAGAGCTATTTGAGCACCTGCAGATCCAGCGGGCAAATTTATAGTAATAGCACCACCGGTAGTATTTACAAAATATCCTTTACCAGCTACTGCCGTAAATGTGCTTGTTTTTATATCTGAAGTTTGCCAGTCAACTGCACCAAAGCCGGTTGCTGTTCCTGAATTTGTTAAAGTTCCTGTAACGTTTGCTGTACCAGCTATTGTAAGAGTAGCCCCTGAAGGCAATGTTACAGTGTCACCTGAAGCAGATAACTGTAAAGCCGTACCTGATTGAGGTTCAATTTTATCTGTTTTTAAAGTATTATTTACACCATCAATTTCAATTGTCATAATGCCTCTTTGATAGCATTATTTTATAGTAATTGGAACTGAAATGAAAGAGCTACTATTGGGTCTTTATTAAAATTTTTACTTATGGAATGTCTGAGATAAGAAGAAAATATAACAATGCTATCTTCCTCAAGGTCCTGTTTCCACCTTCTTTTCTTATTTCTTCCAAACTCATATTCGAACACTATAGTTGATGGTTTGTCTCCTTTTTTTAAACAATACAAAACCGATATTTCAGGAGATTTTTCATAATCCCAATCATCAATATGGTGATGAGATCCTAAATTTTCATTAGGTAATAAAACCACACCTCCTCGTTTTACTAGAATAGGAGTATGATTATATTCTCCACGATAATGATCTCTTATATAATCATGTATCCAAGATAGATGTTGATGATCTTCTAATTTTACGTAGTTATAATCAGAATACCAATCTTCATCACTTAAACGTTTTTCTAAAACGTAATTACGAACTGTATTTGCTATTAAATTTTTTTTATCTATCTTGAGAAGATCAGAAACTTTATGTGTAATAACAAACTGTTCGGATAGAACTTTTTTGTTAAACATTAATTATAAGGCAACCCAAGCTTTAGCACTAGCATCCCAACGAAAATTTCCTGTTGGTGTTTCTTGATCGGTAGCTATCCAACGAGTGTTAGCTTCATCCCACGAAATATCATAGTTTTTAACAGGATCGCCATATTCTTGTACAGTTGGATAAGTAACTGGTGCTCCCCAAATACATGTAGTTTCATTAAGAACCCATGATGCATATGGTTTTGGTGGAATAAATGCATCACGGTCCTCATCATAAGTGTGACCTACTCCCGCATAATTTTTACGGAAAGGGGTTCCACCTAACTTGTGTGTGTTTGCGTGTGTGTTATAAGAAGTTCTTTTCCATAAAGGCCAACCGTGTATATGCTCTAAAAATTGTATTCCAACTGATTCGTCCTCAACGCCATCAGCATTCTTACAATCATTATCAGCAACTACTTCAACACTAATTACCTTTGAATTAATTCCTAATTTTGCAAAATGTGCCATATCTATCTCCTATACTATATTAAAAATCTTTTTTATAAAACATTAATTTTGATATTTGTATCTAATAATTACAACCCCAGAACCTCCTGCACCACCATTAAATGGATCATTAGCTCCACCACCACCTCCACCACCAGTGTTAGCTGTTCCTGCGACTCCATCAGCTTCTGAAGGAGTTCCAGCAGCATGACCACCATCACCACCTCCGCCTCCATTAGCAGGAGCTGTAGAGCAACCAGTGTAACCTGAACCTCCACCTCCACCAGCATAAACTGTTGCTGATCCAGAAATTGCTACAGATGTTCCACAACCACCTAATCCTCCACCAGTTGATGGACCAGAGGGTGGATGTGCATCACAACCAGTAGCACCAGAACCACCACCGCCACCGCCGCCGTGAGGATTTCTATCCCATGCTGCACCACCAGGATTTCCTTGAGAAGGAGATACAGGGGGAGTATTCCCAGCACCTTTAGTACCAGCAGGAGTAACTCCTGCAGATCCACTTGTATTACTTGATGATCCAGCACCACCGCCAGATCCACCAGATCGTCCAGCACCACCAGGACATCCAGGATTATAATAACCTCCGCCACCTCCGCCTCCAGCGGAAGAAACAGAAAAAGCACTAGAAGCAACACCATCACTACCTTGAGTATTTTGAGGACTTGCAGATCCTGGAGCACCAGCACCACCACCTCCAATTACAACCGGATAAGTAGTAGCAGATACAGGTGTACCACCTGTTGCAGGATTAGGATAATTTTTTCTTAGCCCACCTGCACCGCCGCCGCCTGCTTGATGTTTACTACCACCGCCACCACCAGCGACAATAAGATAATCTACAGTTGTAGAACCAGTAGAATTACCTGCACATGATACAACAAAATTTCCTGAAGAGGTAAAGGTATGAACTTTAAAATCTCCATCTGTTGTTATAGTGCCACCAGTAGCTGTAACATACTGAGGGCCTAATTGTTGAACGTTTGATTCTTGTACATATAACCACCCTTTAGTGGAATCTACATATATAAGAACAACACTTGCTCTATCAGTTGATAATCTAGAATCATTAGCGGCTCCTTGAATGTTAGAACTATTTCTTCCTACTGTTAAAGCATTACTTCCAAATGTGGCTGCATAATCTTTTAAACCAACAATATCACCAGCGGTAGGACTTGCAGGTAGAGTTGCTGTAAAAGCTCCTCCTGTCGTATTACAAAAATATCCTTTACCAGACGCTGCTGTAAATCCTGTTGTTTGAATAGTTGATTGCCAATCAATACCTGATGTTACTAATGTTGTAACATCAACAAAACCTAAATTACCAGAACCATCTGTTTTAAGTGCATTGTTAGCACTACCATCAGCATCGGGTAATATAAATGTTTCATTACTTCCAACTGTTGCAGGAGCTTTTAAACCTATATAATTTGAATTATCAGAATCAAATAACTTTACTTCACCTTGTGTATTAATTTTTATTTCAGACATAAATGTTTTTTACCATATTAATTTTGATACTTGTAGCGAATAATTACAACACCAGAACCACCATTTCCACCATCAAATGGACCTGGATGACCCCAGCCACCACCGCCGCCTCCGCCCGTGTTTGTTGAACCAACAGAGCCAGCACTTGCAGACGTTGCCCCAGAACCACCGCCACCAGAACCTCCACCAGCTCCACTAGCAGGACCATAACTATTACCACCACCTCCGCCACCACCAGCACGGGTAACATTTGAACCATTTATTGTAGAAGGTGAACCATTACCACCAGCACCTGCTGCACCACATGAAGCATTTGCACCGACAGCTCCCGCTCCACCGCCTCCGCCTCCGCCGAGACCTAATCCTTGACCACCTTGACCACCAGCATTTCCTTGAGGAGGAGAAACAGGAGGACTATTACCACCAGAACCTCCACCAGTTTGGACACCAGAAGCAGCACCTCCAGAACCTCCAGATTGACCATTAACTCTAGCACCATGTCCATCACCATTACCACCAGAACCTCCTCGTGCCGAAGTTATACTCAGTGCAACTGAATTACTAGCAGTAGTTAAACATGAGCCATAGACATTACCAGCACCTCCACCACCTACTGTGACTGGATATGCCTGTGCTGTTACAGAAACACTTGTATCTGTTCTATAACCACCAGCACCTGCACCGCCTCCAGCATTAGCGCCGCCTCCAGCGCCACCTCCGCCTCCACCAGCGACAATTAAGTATTCTACGCTGTTTGAACCAGCAGAATTTCCTCCACATGACACAGTAAATGTTCCTGAAGAATTAAAAGTGTGAATTTTATAATCACCAGAAGTTGTTACAGTTCCACCTGTAGCAGTTACATATAAAACGTTTTCTAAATCACCTACATTATTTTCTATTAAATATAACCAACCTTTTGTTGCATCTATATATTGTAAAAGAAGAGAAGCCCGACTCGTTGTTATATCTGAATTAGTTGCAGCTCCTTGAATATTAGATCCATTTCTACCTATTGTTAATTTGTTTGATCCAAAAGTAGCAGCATAATCTTTTAAAGCTACAAAGTCTCCTGCACTTGGACTTGCAGGTAAAGTAGCAGTAATGGTACCTGATGTTGTATTAACAAAATATCCTTTTCCTGCAACCGCTGTAAAATCACCTGTTTTAATATCTCCTGTTTGCCAATCAATATCTGATGTAACTAAAGTATTTATATCTGTAAAAGATAATGTGCCTGAAGCATTTGTTGTAATAATAGTATTTGCTGCACCATCAGCATTAGGAACAATAAAATCTTGACTAGATGAAACAGTAGAAGGAGATTGTAAAGATACTTCGTTAGAATTATCTGAGTCTTTTAGTGTAATCTTTCCTTGATCACGAATACGAATATTTGCCATGTCATTAGTTTTGGTATTTGTATCTTATAACAACGACACCTGAACCACCGCCACCATTTTGTTTAGGGTAAGGTGAATTATCACATCTTGCTCCACCGCCGCCGCCTTTATTAGTTGAACCGTTTGCAGAAGGTTCAGGAGTGCACCCTCCAGTTCCTCCTCCAAAAGGAGCAGAACCATTTGTTGTGTTACCTTGTGAACCTGATCCACCACCACCGCCTGCATAACTTACAGGAGATGCTGTAATGCTTGTTGTTACACCATTACCTCCATTACCTCCATTTTCAGGGGAAGGTTGACCTGGATAAGAACCAGCTTGACCAACAGCACTCGCTCCACCACCTCCACCGCCAGCATTACCTGGACCAGATGCAGGGCTAGGATTTGGTGCACCAACAGCTCCAGCACTACCTTGAGGGGGACTTACGGGAGGTGTATTACCAGCTCCTCCATCTGAAGTAGCAGAATAACCTGTTCCTCCTCCACCAGAACCACCTGCCGCAGCAACTTGTGGGTTTGTTCCAGAGGGTTCAAAATTACCACCAGAACCACCTCCTGCGGAAGATATTGTTGAAAAAACAGAAGCAGCACCTGAAGTGTTTGCTGTTCCACATGTTGCACCCGTTCTGTTAGAACCAGTTCCACCACCACCTACAGTAACAGGATAGCCTGTTGCTGATACAGGAAGTGAACCACCTGGATTTGCTAAAGGTGAGCCTGTCCATGCGGCAGGACTTGGTACGGATTCTCTGAATCCACCAGCGCCACCGCCACCACCTAATCTGTAACCAGCGCCACCCCCACCTGCAATGACCATATAGTCAACAGTGTTTGAGCCTGAAGAGTTACCTGCATCAGATACAGTAAATGTTCCTGAGCTGTTAAAAGTATGAATTTTGTAATCTCCTGACGTTGTAATTGTTCCACCAGTTGCTGTAACATAAGCTGCTGGAACTGTTCCACCTTGATCAGCAACACTAGTAATAAGCCAACCTTGAGTTGAATCTACATAAACTATTTGTAAAGCTTCTCTATCTCTAGAAAAAACAACATCATCAGTTCCACCTTGAATTTTTTCCGAACCGTTTGCTGACACAGTACAATTGTTTGTATCCCATGTACCTGCATAATCTAATAAACCTATTTGTGCACCTGCTGAACCAGCAGGTAAATTTACTGTTATAGCTCCACCTGTTGTATTAACAAAATACCCTTTTTCTGCCGCAGCAGTAAAAGTAGAAGTTTTTATATCACTTGTTTGCCAACTTAAATTATCACCAAATCCTGTTGCTGTTCCTGTACTAGCATTTATTGTTCCTGCTATAGTTAGTGTTGCACCTGATGGCAACGTTACCGTATCACCCGAGTCGGATATTTGAAGTGCAGTTCCCGTTCCTGGAGAAATTTTATTAACTTTAATTTCTGAAGCCATTATACTATTACCAAATTACCTGTTATTGTTTGAGTACCTGTTATTGTTACAGGCCCCGCTAAAACACCTGAGTCTATTGTTTGATCATCACTTAAAGTAGAATTATGTGTTGTTACATATGCAGTCGCATCCATGCTAGGAGAAGGCGCACGTTTTGCTGGATATGTACAAAATACATCTTTCGTACCTGCTGAAAAATCTACAGCTGCATCACTGTTTGTACTTTCAAGTATTGTTGTTCTTGATAATGTATCAGGTGAAGCATCAGTTACTGTTCCTATACCAATTTCATATTCTGTTCCTGATTGAGCTGCAATACAATAATATGTTGTATTGGTTGTACCAATCCCAGCAACAAAAGTTTGAAATCCACCACTTGCTCCAGCAAGATTTATAGTTCCTGTTCCTGTTGTTGTCGTGGTTTCCTTAACACGATCATTGATAATCAATGCCATGTTAAACTCCTACGATAATCTCAGTATAGCTGTACTTGTACCTGGTGCCGGAAATTGAACAGTAAATGTACCATTGGTTGCTGTAAAATCAGAACCAAAAGCTAAAATACAAACTGCATCCGTTGTTCCCGAACCGCCATCAGTAGTTGTGTTGTAAATCATTGCTCCATTAGCTGTAAAACTTGCAGATGTCCACTGAGGGTCACTTGAAAAATCTACATATGCTGTTGATGCTGATGTACTACCTGTAACTGATTGACCAGTTAAAGCTAATCCTCCTGCTGAGTAAGCAGAACCAGATGTATTTGTAATTTCATTACTTGTTGAATAATCTTCTGTAGATGCTCCTAAACTTGCACTTGATGTAAATAATGCAATTTTAAAAGTACTACCACCACTTGCAAAATCATGAAACCCTTTTAAAAGGTCTCTTTTAAATGTGTTGCAAACCGCTTGTGTTATAGCCATTTTTATCTCCTATGGGTTTTGAGACGACAAAGGAATTCGAATAACACCATCTTGATATTCATCCCTTCTTCGTCTGCCTTGTTGTTCTATTTGCAAGCGTTCTACGGCTTGTTGGTAATTTTTTTCATATTGTGCAAGTAAATCATATGGTCCTTTAAGAAACTTAAATGCTTCTATAAGACAAGCATATAATAATACTTGTGGCGCATTTTGACTAACCCAACTTGTTGTGTTAGTTGCGGAAAGCCCTGTTTCATTTCGATTCAAAGCTAGTTCTATATTATATGCTACATCGGGAGTTGGAGCAACATATAATGTGTTTTGATCCCACATAGCATAATATTTAGGTTTTCCTTGAGTGGTTCTGTTAGGCCAGTATTCCGTCATGTAACTAATGTCTTTTTGCACTAAATAAACTCTTACATTTGCATCACTTCCCGTTGTAGGATATATGGATGCGGTACGAACGAATGACATGGTACTAGGAGTAGCTCCGGGTAATACAATAAACTCATTCCCCACACTTAAAGTTGTAAATTGATAAGACCTAAAACAATCTAAATCTACTTCTCTAAATATGCGAAGTTCTGCTTGTAATATAAAATCATTGACAATAGTGTCTGTTAAAACATCAGAAGATGTTTCTGTATAACTTCTAATTTGTGTTTGTAGTTCTGAAAAAGTTGTCATGATATCACCACCGTTACTATTCCTAATTGAGTATTCATTTTTGTGTCTTGATTAGCTTGTGAACTTCCACTTAAAGGTTGCATTGTTCTTACTTGTACAGTTTCCATAGCTCCTGGTGCAGGTATAGGATTAAATTGTTGTATTGTTTGCATTACAGTTTGAAAACTATTGGCTCCAATTGCTGGAGAAACACCATTGGTACCACTTCCTACCATACTTGTAGAAGTAGGATCATCATTAATATAAATTCCTCCAAGTGGTATAGTTACACTTACTATTTGTGGTTTAGCATGTTGTAAAGATTGTGCATCAGTAGGATGATTAGTGGGATTTAATAAAGGAGATTTAGGTTCATACTCTGAAGTATGTACCCAAGCACCTGTCCACTCTTGAACCATTTCATTATAAGGATAAGCTTGACCATCACGATCAGAAATTCGTAAAGCAAATTTTCCTGAAGAATATCTTCCCATTAATATGTTCCTCCTGTAATACCTATGTAAGGCACAAAGTGAGAACTAACGTTCCCTCTATTTGTATCTGCCGCTCTTTTAAATTCTTCTTCATAAACTAATTTTAAAACTTGAGTTCGATCAGGAGCATATTTTAATGCTAAATAATAAGCCAAACCTGCTGTTAAACATGGTAAAAAAGAAAAAGGAATTTCATTATTATTTGTATAAGATCCAGAATCTTTCATTCGAAGCATAGCATAATAAACTACTGTATAAGCAGCATCTGCCGCTGGATATAAATACAAAGTTGGATTAATTGTTTTTTCAAAATAATATTGAGTTGGTCTTCCACTTGTTGTTTTAACAGTATAATTTAGATAAGTTGACCTACTAATAGAAGAACATGAATATTCATTATTACTAGAATCACGAATAACTAAATCTGTTATTTCTACTATTTGAGAAGAATCATCCGCTCCTGATCCAAACAAACTTGTTCCAGTCAAACTTGTTGTAGTAGCAGCTAATGCTTTTTCTTGTTTTTGAATTGTCCAAAGATTAAGTCCTCTGTTAGCCCATTCCGCTAATAAAAGATTAAGTGAACGACGTGCGGTTTTAAGTTGGTAACCAGTACGATCTTGTAAACCGCATCGTTCAAAAGCTTCTTCGACTATTTCATCAATGGAAAGATCAAAACTAGCTGTTGTAGCATAGGTTGGCATTATCTATTGATCTTGCCTTTTTTACGAGCCTTACTTCCAAATTTTCCATAAGATTCATCTCTGCTTGCTTTTAATTGTTTTTTAGTACGTTTTTTTCTTACACGCATAGCAATAGACTCATCTTTTCTATCTTTATAGCCTTGTTCTTTTTTACCAACACGACCACCTTTTTTCATTCCACTTGGTCCACGATCCATTAACATAGTTGGCATACGTTTTGATTTTTCATCAACACCATATCCTCTAGAATACATCATTTCCCCTGTACGACCACCTTTAGCCATTTTTTTTACTTTTCCACCACCACGCATTTTAGTAATGTTTTCACCCATTGCCATTCTTTTGTGTTGGTTAATTGCTCCGCCTTTTTTCATTTTAGCAGTTTTCTTTTTGCCCATCATGATAGACCTCCATTGATCTTTTTATATTTAATAGCACGAGATACTACGACGTCTCGATAGTACTCGTCAGGCCATTCCCTATAATAACCTTGTTTATGTAATTTATCAGAAGCTGCTTGTAATTGCGAGAACTTTTGTACTAACATCATAGAATATTTAAGGGTACTTGGAATCTCTGGTGCCTCTCCTTGAGGGTTGACTAAAAACTCTTGATCTTTGGTAGTTGCTGGATTTAAAGGATGAAAACTCATAAAGTAAAGATCATTTTTATTATGCCAATAATTGTACTCTTCTGTAGCTAAATGAAGCTCATCAGGAGAATAACTATAATAAGGATCACAGAATATTAAAATTTCTTTAACATTAAAGTCTAAATTATCTATATGTTTATTTAATTCTTTTTTATAAGTAGATCCTTTAGTTTTAATTTCTACCCAAACTTTTTTATCCAACCATGCCTTTTTAGCAAAAGGGCAAGCAGGAAAACCTCCTAAATGAATATTGGGAACTTCTAAAAAATGTTTTGACCACAGTCTAACATCTTCTATTATCTGTTCCCTTGTCGGTTGTATTTTTTCCATGATTTTAACTTATGTTTATTTTTAGGTTTAGATCTTGAAGAATTGCCTATGCTTGTTCTTTTTCTTACTGGAGTAAAGTATTCGTTAGAAGTTGTTTTAGCCATACCTTATAAGTAAGTTATAGCACCTGCAATCCACAAAGCAGCGAAACAAATATATACTATAGTTACTGGTTCCATTTTTCCTTTGCTTTAAGTGTCCACGCTTTCATAGCTTCTTTAGTTATTTTTTCATTAACCAATGTAGCTCCGTCTGGTATTTCATTATATAATTTTAACACTTCTCCATCCTCACTTATTTCTACATAAGCAGGACCACAAAAAGCATCTTTAGGGAAGTCTTTATTTTTCTTTAACATTCGTTTTTCGTATAGACATTCACCTGCATTAGCCATTGGAATATATTGTGTCATTTGTGTTTCTTGGTCATTCATATTTCCAAATACAAATAAAATTATTACTGCAACAATTTTCATTGTGGTACTCCGTTCTGTCTAACCTTGTCCTTTAGCAATTCCACATCTTTTTGCATCTGTGTTACCTGCTCTTTTAGGAACTCGATGTTTACTTTATTATGCATCATCGACTCAAGTTCTGCTTCCATTGTAGCATTTTTTGTGCCTAGCCATTCCAAAATCATTGACTGCTCCATATCCACAGGCGTTTGCTCAGCTTTTTTTAACAAGTCAGCTTCCATTAATTGTCTTCCAGTCTCAAGTTCCGTAATTCTTTGAGTCAAATCGCTGTAGGCAAATATACCAAGTGATATGGCTGCAATCAGGCCTAAAAGATTTCTAACAGGCATACTTATCGCTGTGTTATCTGATATTTTCATTTGTATCCTTTCTGTTATATATTTTTTTATTCTCTACAACTTTTGGTTTATATTGAGGAGTATATAGTTCTTTCGCAATAGGGTTATTTTTTTTCATAGCTCTATTGCGTTTTGTTTGAAACCATTTGTATTGTTTGTTCACCATTATCCACCAAGAGGATTTTCTAGTGCTCTTTTAATTCGCTTATCTATCTTTTCCTCTAGCTCCTTTTGTGATTGTTTTATTTTTTCTTCTAACTTTTTCATATCATCTTCAAGTGTATCAATTGTAGATTTTAAATCTTTAGCATTATCTCTAGAATCTTCTTTTACTTGTTGTTCAACATCATTAACAATTGATTCAACTCTACGAACATCTTGACGTAAATCGTTTTTAAGTTCATTGGCTACATCAGATACCAGTCTTATTTCTTGCATCATCATTTCCATTTCACCCATTAACATTTCTATTTCTGTTTGTAAAAGTTCTGTCTTGCTTGACATTTCTTCTTTTGTTAGTGCAATGTTTTTATCAAACTCAGATAAATCTGGGGCTACATAATTTTGTATTTGTTCTTTCATATTAAGGTAGTCTTTATAAAATTCAAAACCACCCCATAAACCACCACCTAAAGTAGTTAATGCTGTAAGAACCACGAAGATTTTTCCGCCTTTAAATTTAAGCCCCGCAAATTCCATTTCTGCCATAACTACTCCGAATCCGTCTGCCATTGTTGCATTATCATATCGTTCATTAATCCTTCACTACCTCCAAATAAAAAATATTGTGCAATATTGTTATTTTCTATTTGTGTATCAGGTATCATGTAATCTGTAAAAAATCCTTGCCTATCGTTTAATTGTTGTTGTGAGTCAAAAAAGGTTTTTGTATCACCCAACACCTGCATTACAATTAATGTTTTTAACTGATTTGTTGAGTCATATCTACCCTTATCCCCCATCTTCTTAACTATTTTCTTTGCAGCTTTTTCTTTTTTAGATTCTGGTTTTTTTACAGGTTTCTCTTCGGCTTCACCCTTATCTTCTGTTTCTTCCATATCCTCTGGTTTATCTTCATTTGTTTCAGCCTCTGATACGCTTTCTTCCGAGTTAGGCTCTTCTTTCGCATCAACTTCAGTTTCTGTAGTATCTTCCTCAACAGGCTCATCCATGGATTCTGACTCATTTTTAGTTTCGGGTTGAGATTCTGGCTCATTTACTGCCTCCTCCATTTCTGGTTCTGGCTCTATTGTATCTGGTTCTGAAGCA